CCATTTGATTTCTGGGAAGGCGCGGATTTCAAACTCAAGATTCGTCAAGTTGAAGGCTATCGTAATTATGATAAGTCGGAGTTTGCATCAGCTAGTGGTCTACACGACGGTGATGATGAAAAGTTGGAGTCGGTATATAACCGCCTTCACAGTCTATCGGATTTCCTCGATCCGAAAAACTATAAGTCCTATGCTGAACTTAGCGCAAAGCTAAATAAGGTATTAGGCGAGGCTGGTACTCCTTTGAGTACTGCCGAAGCTGTAACACTCGATGAGACTGCACCTAGTCCTTCCTTTCCAACGGAGCAGGCTCCAGTGGCACAGCAAAGTAATGTAACTCCATCATCTGATAGCGATGATGATACAATGAGTTACTTTGCTAAATTAGCACAAGAAGGTTAAACACTTCAGCTAGTTGCATCAAGGCCCCAGAGTTTTTTCCTTTCTCTCTGGGGCCTTTTTGTATCTATTAATAAAGGTGGTTTTTATATTCCTCGCTGTAGCCATCAGCTTCTGAAATAATAGCACCTTTACCTTTTTTATCTGTACTCACTCCACCTTGAATATTGGTCTGATTAGTGTTACCACCATAATAGTTATTGATAACGGTTGTTCCACCTTCTCCACCACCACCAGCGGCCGCAGCTTCTTTTAGAGCTGTAAGATTATCTACTGCTAATTGAAATTCTGTACCGCCATTAGCCAAACCTCTTACATTTTTATTTCTGCCTGGTATTTCAACTTCGCCGCCGAAAATAGCAGCTTCAAGATTAGGCATACCTTTTGCGAGTTGGTCGGCAAAACTTTTTATCTGAAAACCAAGTCCATTTTGTATTCTTATTTTTCCAAGTCTTTCAAGGTCATCTAATACTATGTTTAAACCTTTCATTGCATCTGGGTCGATACCTTTTAATGGCTCAAGAGCTTCTACCATTCTTGCAATTCTGCTCTTTTCTTTGCTACCGCCTTCTTTATCTCCAAAGCCAAAAATATTTTTAACAAATCCAGCAATATCAGTAGCTGTATCAGATAGTTTACCCATCATCTCAGCTCCAAAGAACTTTGAAATTCCTTCACCAATATCTGGTAAAACTTTAGCTGCACCAGCAAGTCTTTCGCTATCAAGATCTTGAAGTGGTTTAATACCATCTATCATATTGTTAACTAGTTTCTTAGTACTACTTCCGTCAGCTCCTAATATACCACCAATTTTGGCCATACCATCAAATGCTACAAAGAAGGCCGCGATACCAGCTCCTACTACTCCCATACCAATTGCAGCTTTACCTGCAATCATCAAACCGCCAGGTACTGCTCCGAAAACAGCTCCAACAGCAAATAATCCAGTAAGAGCTTTTAATGCAGTTGGTTCTAAAGATCCAATTGCTTCACCAAAGTTTTTAACTAAGTTCTTAATATCTCCACCATCGCCAACATTTGCTGCAACAAAGTCAGCAGCAGCAAATCCAGTAAAGAAAGCCGCGATACCAAGAGATAATGCACCAATACCCATTACCATTTTAACTTGTTGTCCCTTAGTTGTTATTTTACCTAAGAGAGTACCTGCACCAAGAAGAGTTAAAAGAGTAGCTGCAGATGTCGCATCTAGATGTCCAATAGATTCATCAAATGCTTTAACCGCTGTTGAAATACCAGTAAAATCAGTACTTAGCCAACTCATAGCTGCATCACCAGCAGCTAATCCAACAAAGAATCCAGAAATACCAGCACCCATTGCTGTCATACCAATGGCGATATTAGCTGGATTTTTCGATACTAGTCCAGCAATTGCTGCACTGGCTAATAACGCTCCCAATGTAACTTGAGCTTCAGTTGTTAGACCCACAATCATACTGGAGAAGCCTTCAATGGCAGTTTTCATGCCAGTAAACTTCATATCTGTCCAGCCCATACTTTTAACACTACTAAGAACTGCATCACCAGCAAGAAGACCCATTAAGAATGCTGAAATACCAATACCCATAAAGGCTAGACCTTTAGCAGCTTTTGTACTACCAACTGCAGAAACAAGCATGATACTACCAAGTACAGTAAATGCCTTTACGTCCATAGATAAAATCATATCACTGAATCCCATAGCAGCTGCTTTCAATGATGAAAAGTTAAAGTCAGCACCAATGTCTTTCATCCAACTAAGAGCAGCATCACCAGCCAATAAACCACCAAAGAAAGCTGGAATAGCTACACCCATAGCCACTAGTCCTGTCGCACCTTTAAGAGCAGCGGCTGCCATAGCTGCAACTCCAAGACCTCCCATGCCAAGCATATTTTTTAAGCCACCGCCTTTGCCGCCTCCGCCGCTATTTGGCCCGCTTTTCATACCAGCAATACCTGCCGCGATTTTCTTTAACTGATTGGTTTGTTCGTTATCGCGTTTTGCATCTTCTCTTCGCTGTTCAGTATCTTCTGATTCGGATTTTGGTGGTTCAACATTAGCCATTTTAGCTATATTTTCAGCCATGACAATAACATCTTTTTTCATCTCAAGTAAATGGCGCCTTGAGTTTCTAGTGTGCGCTTCTACCTGATGCAAGTGAGCTTTATTTTCTTTATTACTCTCTTGAAAAGATTGGATAAGATCTTGTAACTCAGCCATAGTTTATTTCCTTGGTGCTGGTGATTTATTTTTTTGAGCCATAGCTTCTTTACCATAGAATGCTGCAACAATAGCAGCAACTGATACAAAGTAGACTGCAGCCATATCACCTAAAATGGTTGCAGCTTTATCTAAACCAATGAGGATTGATATAACAACAAAGGCAGGATATAGTAACATACCAAACAAAGCAAACCATGCCATGTTTCTCTGTGCATCCTGCTTCTTATCTTCATTCTCCATATCACTTCTCATATCTTCTAATTCAATCATTTTCTGCTCCATCATCATTTCATCATCACTCACAACACCATCACCATCTTTATCTAAATGGTTATATTTAGAACCTGGTTGTAATTTCTTTTCTACCATTACTTTACCTTCTTGCGTTTTGGCGTGCCATTTGATCGTTTTGCTCTTCAACAAATTGTGTTAATAATGCGATGTAGATCTCTCTTTCCCACGGAATCATTGACTCAATTTCAGTTAAAGAATAGTTATGATGTTGCATCATAGCAAAGTTAGTCCGAAACATAGTCTCAAGATTATTATGAGAAAGAGCTATGCGAAAAAATCGTTGAGGCCCTCCAATGTTACGTTATTAACAGTGTTACATTTTTCACATGTAAATTCTACGTCTTCTTTTAATTTTGGAAAATTATTAAAAAATTCTTGAACTTTTGTGAATTGTTCTTTATTTAATGATTCAATAAAATCTACGAGTTCTCTTGGTGTTGATTCATTAGCTGGATAAACAGAATCAGCATCATGAATTGATTCAACAGAAGCTACGATCATGCCAATAGCGATATCAATAGCCGCTTCTGGTTTAGATGCTTTAAGAATATCTTCAACTCGCATAACTGTAGGATACTTAAGCGAAACACCTACTGTATCAGTAATCTGTACAACTGCGGCCGCTTGAGGATCACCTTGTAATTCTACTGCAGCTAAGTTAACATCAACTGGGTTGTCATGCTTACATTCTTCATTTGAACATTTTATAGAAACCTTTGCGTTTTCACCTACAGAAGCTGCTCTTAGTTTTAGAAAGATTAATTCTAAATCAAACATAGCTAATGTTTTAACATCAACTTCTTTAAACGTACAAACTTCTACAATGTCTCTCATTGCATTTGAAATTTGCTGAGCATCGTCTGATTCTAAAGCAGTTAAAAGTACCTTTTCTTCCCTTACGACAAAAGGGCGATACTTAATTTGTTGTCCCGTTGAAGGGATCGTCATATCGTATTTAATAAGATTTAGCTGTGGCAGTGCCATCATTCACTCCTTGTTATAATTAACCAAATAATTTATTGGCCGCAATTCCGACTAGTGTACCAACCAGACTTGCTTGATCACCCCACTCATCATAAGCCATACCGACTGTGATTCGTGAAATCGTGTTTTCATTCGCGTTAGATAATTCTACAGCTGAGACAGAAACTGGAAACGCATTTTTCAAAGTACATGTATAATTAGGTATGTTATTTGAATCCAATTGCTGAATGATTACATCTGAAACATAATCATCTCTGTAATTTAATGTACCCTTTGCAGTATCTATAATAGATGCTTGCCAAGAATCCATGACTTCTTTTAAGTAGTAATCACCCGTAAGTAAAAACGTAAAAGATACGTCATCATTAATATAACCATAAGGCTTCTTAATTGCTTTTAATCTTGTGATGTGTTCTGCCGTAGTAATCTGACGACCAGGCAATGAACAACTTTCACATAAGAGAGAAATATCTCTTGGATCATTAATAAGTGACATAGGATTAAATCCGCTGCCACTTGCTATATTTGAAAGAATAGTTCCAGGATTAATAGAAATAAGTGGTAGGTTCATGTATATTGCAAACCTATTAGATTTAGATACTCCACCGCGCTTACCAATGGTACTTTTGAGTGTATCAATACTTGCTGGTAATGCCATTAAGCGCTCCTTACCGTTTTCCTAGAATCTTTATAGATTGCACCTGCTTTTGACTTCTTAAATCTTTGAGTCTGCATGAACATAGCTATTTCCCACTCAGGTGGTTCAACTTTTACTATTCTAGATTCTACATGGTTTGTTAAATAGTGTTTGAAACAAGGCTTAAAATAACGCAACTTACGAACACTTTGTAATATTCTATATCTGGCTTTGAAACGTGTACTTTCATCATAACGATTATTTGTAAGTGTCAATGCATCAAATAATTTAGCTCTTAATACTGGAGGAAGATAATGTAAGTTTAAACCATAGAATCCACCAGGAGCTTTTTCAACCATAATAATAAGAGGGAACGTATCGTAATACGGTAATGTTTCTTTATGTTTTGGATCATAGAAAAACATATACATATCACCCATACGTGGGCGAGTAACACGAGTCACTGCACTGTCTCTCAATAGAGTTTGTCTATTGATGTTCCTTATATTACGAAGCTTATCACGGAACCAATCCTGAGACTCTTCTGACCTAGGTTGTATTCCAGCTCTAAAAGCTTGTAACTGTATTTTTTCAAAAAATGAATCTGCCATACCTTTATTTATACCTTATCCTTTGAGGATTTTAATGCCTAATTGCTTCAAAGTGTCTTCATGCCATATTGCAAATCTATATCCACGGGCATCAGCCCATTTACTAGCTGCTTCCCATTTAGATTGATTCTTTATATAGGTCATCACCTCATTAAGATATCGCTTTGTTTTTCTAGATGGTTTTACTGGAGGTTGACACTGTTTCTTTGGTTTAATTTCTATTAGCCATTTTTGACCTACAGCATCTTTGAAATAAATATCAATGAAGTAACGGTGCATACGTTTATCTGTTCCACAACGATATGGGATAACATATTCTTCAGAGCTCCATTCAGAAACATCTGATTTATTATCCAAGAATTTGAATACCGCTCTTTCCCAAGAAGATCTGTATACTACTTTTTTATGATCTCCCTTGTATTTGGAGATATTCTTTACCTTATAACGGCCTTTATAAGTCATATAAATAATCGTATACAGTAATATGTAATAGGTTTAAAGACAATGACAACAAAATATGTGTATCCTCAAGGTTTAGCTGAACAACATCCTGTTCAGTGTAGAATTTCTATTCATAAACGCCTCAACAAAATGCAAGCTGTTATGGCGGCTGGAGCTGATGTCCCAAATATAAA